TAACTTCAAGATTATTCAAGGCGACTATAATGTTCGTATTTCGTCTAAGCTAATCTCTAGTTGGACTAATGAAAACACAGCGGTAGAATACTTTATCGCTTTGGAAAAGGCTTCTAACTATGGAGGATAATATGACTGAAGCACCGCAACTAAACATTAATGATCTTATATCTATGGTAAAGATCATTGATGCTTGCTCTGAACGAGGAGCATTCAAAGGTAATGAAATGGGATCAGTTGGTGCAGTTCGAGATAGAATTGCTGCATTCGCTGAAGCAAATCAACCAGTGGAAGAACCACAGGAGAATGATAATGAAGACCTTGGTGATACTAACGACGGGGATGCTCCTGTCGACACAGACATTAGCAACGACTAATTGTGAATACACACACCAAGTAGGTGGAAACTTTACGCATAAGATTGAGTCAATGACCAATTATCAGCGTAAGGTTTTCCCTTATGTCGAAGATACTAGAGCGTGTGTAGTTTCAATGAATGTAACAATTGAAGGTATAGAATATCACACCAAAGGTAAATTCGTATTTGGTCCTGATCAAACTGAAACAAATGCTTGTATGCATGCTGAAGTAAGGGCTAAAGAAAATATCATTAAACAAGTTTCACCTGAGATACTAATTGCTAATACCGCAATGGATTGTAAACCAGATGAACCAGTAGTAAGTGAATATGTTCACCCAGCAGATGCTGACATTACTACACACCCTGACTTTATGAAAGGTTGGGCAAAACCAGTTCCACAAAAGTCGAATAAAGTATTTAACTTTGGAAACATGGCTAGTAGCATTGGGTTACTAGTGACTATATTGAAGTAGTATATTATGGAGAGAAAATTGAAATCATACTTCCTAACCTTACCACTTGCAGCGGTTGCTCTTGCTGCATGTAGTAGTAATGAAAAAATCACTCAAGCAGTCGTTATTAAAGAACAACGTGAGATGGTTGAAAAACAAATTGATAGAATGCCTAAATGGTTTACCAAAATTCCTGTAAAAGACGAAAGCATTTTTGCAGTAGGTACTGCCGTAACTCCTGACCTACAGTTAAGTTACGATATTGCAGTACTTAATGCTAAGACGACTTTGGCTGATAGGATTAATGGTAAAGTTCGTTCTCAAACTAAAAACTTTATTGCTAAAGTAGGATCCACTGATCTTGATGTAGCAACACTAAATGAAGTTGAAAAGGTCACTAAGAATATTATTGCTGATGTAGATGTTGCAGGCTATGCAGTATCAGAGGCTGAAGTATTCCCTGATGGTACTCAATACCGTGCATTTGTTCTTCTTGAGTATAATGACCTTGAAGCAAATAAGATTATTGTAAATCGTCTTCGTAAAGACCGTTTGCTTTATTCTAAGCTAAGATCAAATAAGGCATTCAAAGAATTAGACGAATCGGTTAATGAAGTCAAAGAAGACGAATCTAACCAGTCTGAAATGAACCTAATTTTAGAAGGATTAGTACCAAATGGTTAAACAAATAACAACTGCTGGTTTCATGACATTAAGTGCATGTCATCCAGCTTTAGCACATGAACCTAATGTCACAGACTATAATAAGTCTGTGATTAATCAAGTTCCCTATAATGTAGAAGTCTGTAGGGATGTAACAGTATCTGGTGATAAAACCGGTGATATGCTTAAAGGTGCTATCATTGGTGGTATTATTGGTAATAACGTAACTAAAAACGTAGACAATGGAGGAACAGTTGGAGCATTACTTGGTGGTATGCTTGGGCATTCAAATAGTAGCGCTAGTGGTGGTACTAAGAGAGTGTGCAATGTTGAAACACGCTATAAGGAAGAGTCTTTAACTCTTTACTCACATAGCAAAATTACTTTTGAGTGGATGGGAAAAACCTATACAGTACAGTTTCGAAAATAACTGTTTACAAACGCTCAAAAGTGTGATATAATATATCTTTATAATGGAGAAAGTGAATGAGTGTTGAATTCCTATGGGTTGAAAAGTATCGCCCACAAACAATTAATGAGTGTGTTCTTACTGATGAAATGAAGAACACATTCCAAGCGATCCTGGATACAGGTGAGCTTCCTAACATGATGTTCAATGGAACAGCTGGTACAGGTAAAACCACCGTAGCTCGAGCATTGTGTAGTGAACTTAATCTTGACTATATTGTAGTGAATGGTTCTGAAGAAGGAAACATTGATACACTACGTGGTAAGATTAAACAGTTCGCATCTTCTGTTTCACTGCAAGGCGGGTACAAGGTAGTAATTCTGGATGAGGCTGATTACCTTAATCCTCAATCAACCCAACCCGCCTTGCGTGGATTCATTGAAGAATTTTCAAACAATTGTAGGTTTATCCTTACATGTAACTTTAAGAATCGTATCATTGAACCACTTCATTCAAGATGTTCAGTATATGACTTTAGTATTCCAAAAGAACACAAAGCTGGTATTGCTCATAAGTTCTTTGTTAGGTTACAAAGTATCTTAAAAGATGAAGGCGTAGAAGCTGAACCAGCTGTAGTAGCTAATATCGTTAACAAACATTTCCCAGACTTTCGTAGAGTGCTTGGTGAAAGTCAGCGTTATAGCGTATCTGGTAAGATTGAAGCCTCATCAATTACTCTTATTCAAGATCAAACAGAGTTAACAAGCCATCTTAAAAACAAAGACTTCAAACGTATGAGATCATGGGTTGCTAATAATATTGATGTTGAACCACAACAAATCTTTAGAATGATCTATGACAATATGGCCACTATGGCTCAGCCACATTCTATTCCACAACTAGTTCTTATTCTTGCTGACTATCAGTATAAGAATGCATTTGTAGCCGATCATGAATTAAACATGGTTGCTTGCATGACGGAGCTTATGGCCAATGTCGAGTTTGCTTAATACGATGTGGAGAATATGGGCTAAGACAATTGGCAGCAAAATCGGCGATACCAAAGAAAGCGATATTGCTGCTATTCTAAGAACTGTTTGGGTTATAACTCACCTTGTGGCGTGTTTCTTTATTATTGCGCACAATGGTACTAAATTAGGATGGTTTTAATATGAATCCGTTTGAATACTTAAATGCTATCAACAACACCAAGAAAGATCTTATGGTGGATGAAGAAGCTGAAAAGAAGTATAATGCATTTATGGTTAATAGAGGTCTATCATACTTTTATGATACAGCTTTGTTAGCTAATGAAATGAACCGTAACCACCACTTAGATAATCGCCTCCAATTCGATTTTCTTATAAATACAATTAGGAAACAAAAGCGTTTTAGCAAGTGGTTGAAAGCAGATAAGACTGACTCATTAGAAGCAGTCAAAGAATATTATGGTTATAGCAATGAAAAAGCTCGCCAAGCTCTCACCTTACTAAACGATGAACAGATTAATGTATTGAAACAAAAGGTGACTAAAGGTGGAAGATCAAAATAACGAAGTACAGGAGTGGACACCAGCTATGATGCTGGAAGTCGTGCTTAATGAACCAGATGATTTTCTTAAAGTGCGTGAAACACTTACTCGTATTGGCGTAGCATCTCGTAAAGATAATATGCTATATCAATCTTGCCATATTTTACATAAGCAAGGCAGATATTTTATCACACACTTTAAAGAACTATTTTTGTTAGATGGGAAACCATCTAATCTTATGGAGAATGATATTGAGCGTAGGAACACAGTTGCGACGTTACTGTCGGACTGGGGACTTATAACTATTGTCAACAATGAGCAAGCAAAAGAAAAAGCTCCATTACGACAAATCAAAATCATTTCCTATAAGGATAAAGATTCGTGGCAACTTTGTCCCAAGTATAATATTGGAACAAATAAGTAGTCATAGAATTACAAGTAAGTAATTTGCTTGTATAAATAAAAGTGGACGCCGCGCAAGCGGGTCTTAATATAACCTTGCTTAAGTCATAGGAGGTAACACATGACAGGTAATTTCGCATACCCACGAAACGCGTTTTTAGGTTTCGATCACATCTTTGATAGGCTGGAACAGGTCCATGCCCATGCAAAGGATACATATCCCCCACACAACGTTGTCAAAGTCGATAATATGAACTACATTGTAGAGCTAGCAGTTGCTGGTTTTAATGAAGAACATATTGATATCGCAGTAGAAGACCACGTGCTTACTATTAAAGGAGATCGTCCAGCTCGGAGATCACCGGAAGAGTATGTTCACAAAGGGATTAGTGCTCGAAAGTTCAACAAATCGTATCGCCTTAGCGAATACACGGAAGTCACTGGTGCAGAAATGAAGGATGGAATACTAGCAGTAAAGTTAGAAGTAGTCCTACCTGAAGAGAAGCGACCTCGTAAAATCAAAATCAATTCTAATTACGAGGACAGTAATAATGACAGCAATAGCACTACAAAGCCTGAACTTCTCAGGGAAAATACTTGAGAAATTTCTCAATTCGATTAAAGCCACTCTCAGGAGTATGATGATTGGTTATATGGTTGGTCGACAAAAGTCTGCTAATCGTATGATTGCCGAACAACTTATTTGTGAGTATCGAGGCCATACAGTGGAATCACTTACGGCTGAGCTTAATGCTAAAACATTAAGAGACTATCAATGATTGGTCTATTAAAAAGGTGGTGGAAGACTACTAGGATGAGTCCTATTGAAAGGTACCTAGCACAATCTTCTGACTTAGTTGAATTGGAAAGGCGCCAGCGTCAACTTCAATTGAAGGGATTC